GTCCCCATGTTTGAACCCGTGCCCCGCCGCCGTGACGACTCCGGGATCCGCTGCCGACACCCCCGTGATTGTGACCTGCTCGACCTTTTTTATGTACCGGAGTTCAAAGGGACTCGCGTCATCCGTGTGAATCTTCTGCCCGTGGATCTCCCAATCCCGGTCAAGCGTGTCGTCTTCCACGAGGGGATCCAGGAGCCGGAGAAAGTCCGATGGAAGCGTGTATTGGTACGCTCGTCCAAACGCGGGGTCAATGGCATCCTTATCGATCAGGGCCAAGGCTTTCGCGAAGCCCCACGGATGATCCCGCAGTTCGGCGCGTAGAATTCGCGTGTATGAATTGTTACACGCGGTCGCGTTAGCCGAACCGTCAGTCAGGGACGTGATCGTTTTCGCCCCCAGCTTCACGAGCGCCGCGTTGCACATATCGATCAACTGCGAAGCCAATGTTTACTCTCCGATATGAACTGCGTAGGCGTAGGCCGCAGTAATGGTCCCCCCGATTCCGATGCGAATGTCTCCGGGAGGAAGCTCAAAAACGACGGCCCCGTTCTCCGACATCTGAGTGGCGCTAACGGGGACCCACGTGCCATTCGGAGACTGTAGCTCAAGATACGCCTCGGCAGAGGTGCCCCATGTAGTCGCCTCAACGATGAATAGCCCCTTACCTCCCATCCACGACATCGCAGACCCGTTAGCGGTGATGCTATTCCCGAGGTCAAGCCTCCCCTTTGCAAAACTCATGAAATGCCCCCTCTTCACTCGAGTCTTTTACTGCGAAAACGCCGCCTCGGATTTGATGATCGCAAGCTTGATTTGCTCCAAGCAATCGAGCACCTCCTGCTTTGATACGGCACGGGTTGCCGATCCCGCGTCATTCACCGCTGTCGTGGCCAGCTCAATCGTGAGCTCGACATCGTCAGAATTCACCGCGGCCCCGACTTCCTCTGTTACATCCTCCAGGGTTTCCCCCACAGACAGCTTAAACCTTCTTGTCGCCATTAAAATACCCCTTCGGAGCAACCGGAGACCCCGAAGTCCCCGGCTGCCCGGCTTTGCCCGCTTACATGCTCAGCGTGTACCGAGTGCGCAGTGTGATCGTCGCCGCTCCATCTGACGCCGCGGTAAGCGTCAGACAAACATCGTAGAGAAGGCCTGGGTCAGCCGCTAGCCCCAACGCGTCCCAGAGTTCTTTCTCCACGTCCGCGATCTCAAACCCTCCCGATTCGTGCGTGACACGGCTATTGGAAACAGCCCCGCCGGCCAGGTTCACGGCTGACGCGAAGAAATCCGCGTCAACAACCGTCCCCTCCTGGTCGTACAGCCCGATGTCCGCCGCGGTGGTCGTACCGATATTATCGCTGTCGAGGATCACTTCAACGATTCGCGCGTTCGACGGGATTCCGTGACACAGAATGTACACGGACCCGATCGAGTTACCGTTGACGGATTCCAGCGTCCCGATAGCCTCGCAAATGGGCCCCCTGGTAAGTTTCGGATCGATGGGCTCCTGCGGCGTTGCATCTCGCGCCGTGGCTGCCCCCGCTTTCAAAGTTACGACTGCCATACTGGCTCCTTACTTGGTTACAGATCAGTGGATTACAGCCCAGACTCAGTGCAAAGCAACTCGACCACGCGCTCTTCCCACTTGCGAACCGCCCCGAACCCAGCCTTGATGTAAGCTTGGAAAGGGTACCCGCGCTTATCGACGCGCTCGGACACCCGGATGATCTTGTCCTGCCAGTATTTCAGCTCGACGGCTTTCTGGCTCATGCAGATGACCCGGCGATAACCGCTGGAGTCCACGCCAAGCAATTCCGTGTGGATGAAGTTCCAGATGCCCCAGCGGGCCATAACTCCCCCACGAGCAAGGATCGGATCAGGATTGTAATCCGCGTTAATGAACTGAGGCTCCCGCTTCAAGTTCATGATCTGCTTCGACGAGACCAAGCAGTAGCATTTCTCTACCGTCGGATCGACGTGTGCGGCCAGCACTCGCTGCTCTGCTTTGAGCAACTTCGCAACAGTAAGCCCCGTGTTTCCCCCCGCGCCGTAATTCACAGCGATCGTATTGTTCGCCGCGTCAAAGGCTTTCGTGGTTGTGCCAGACTTCCCAGTAGCCGCCGTTCCTAGCGCCGCGTCTCGGATAGTCGTGGTAACCTGGCGGTTGTGCGCCTCGACGACATCCTGCACATAATCCGAAGTGGGGTCTCCGAGTAGTTTCAGCTTATCCTGGTCCCTGATCGGGATCGCCGCGTCGAAAAAAGAGGGCGCCACCCATCGGGCTTCAGTCGTCGGGTTCTGCCAAATGATGTCAGCGCCCGGGTCCGTCACTTCCTGCATGACGACGGTTCCGATCTTGTCGACGATTTGCATCGACTCGCCCCTACCGTCGTAGGACACGGTACAAGCGACCTGCCCCCTTGGCATCATCTCCTGCAGCACCAGCTCGAAGTTATCGGCGTACTGCTTCGCATAAATGTCGAACAAATTATTAGCCATCGCAGCCCTCCAAAGCGCCCACGATTAATACCTGTGTTAGTCGCGGTGAACGTGTCTGCTTTTTTTGCAGGGCTCGCCTTCCCCTCTCGTTCTCTCGGGGCAAAGAGGCGGTCTTTCCCGCAGTCAGCTGGGCCCTTGCGAGCGTATCAGCTTGCCCCTGTTAAGTAATCCGGTAGATCGCCCTTGTCAGAGGGGACCTTCGGCTTTCCGAGAGCGCCTCGAGGTCTCCCCACTTTCCTGGGGGTCTCCGCCTGGGTCTCCGCGGGGGGCGCGTCAGACGTCGGGTTCAAGTAAAACTCCAGCTGTTTCGCTTGCTCAACGGCCATGTCCGCGATGCCATGCTTGCCGTAGGTTATGCGAATCAGCTCGAGCCTTTCCTGCCGTGTAACGGTCACTCCTTACCCCCGTAGATTATCTTGTATAGTTCTTCACGCTGCTGAAGAATGTCCGCTTTTAGCTGGTGCTGAAAGGGTTTTCTCCCGGATAACTCTTCCCGGTATTTTTCATTGATCCCGGCGAGCTTTTGCCGCGCAGTGTCCGCGTTGATCCACGCAGGCTGTGGACCATCCCCTTGCCCGGAAACAAAGGGCGCCTCGCCAAGTTTGGTCCCAATTCGGTGCATAAACTTCATCGTCCAATCGTGCCCCATGGAGCTATCCAGGGCATCCAGCTGCTCGGAAGTGACCAGGCCCCCGAGTACATCCGTGAACGCGCGCTTGGCGACCATTACGTTCCTGTCGTAGTCCGGGCCCCAGTCTTTCCGAAGCGCCTCGGACTGCTTCTGACGGGTCGCTTCAGAGGCTTCCGCGAACCCCTTGGCCATTTCCGACGCCCGGACTCCAGCAGCCTCGAATAGATCCTTTGCTTGCTTGGCGTTCAGCCCTGCCTTATGCGCCACGTCCTTGTACCATTCCGCCGTAGCCACGTCTTCTGGAGGAGCTTCCGCGGGCAAGGGAAGCTCGTACTCCTGCGGAGTTTTGGGCCGCCCGAGGCTATCGTACGCTCTGCTCCAGCCCTCGGTATCGTCTTCTCCTTTCGGAAGTCGGAGGATGTTCGACGGATCCGTGCCCAGAAACTTCGCGGCCCCTTGATACGCCTTCACCGGATCCAGGGGCGTCTTCCATCCCTTCGCAGCCGCGGTGATCTTCAGATCCTCGGGCAACTCATCCAGCCACGAGGGCGCCGTCGGTGCTTTCTCCGTCGCAGAGGTAGCGCTGGGCTTGGGAGTTTCGGAGACTTGTACTTCGGAAACAACAGAATCACTCATGGTGCTTTGGTCCAGTCCGACTTTTTCATCACATCAAGTGCAAGCGAACGCCGGCCCTCGCTGAACACATAATCCTGAATACTTGTGCGGGAGAGAGTATACGTCGAAGAAAACACTCTTGCCTCTCTGATGATCGCGTTCATAACAACAACAGCGTCTGGGTTATCCGGGTCGAACACTCGTCGAAAAGCTCGATCCTCATCTGTCAATTCGCTCATCCAGCACTACCCCCCTTTTGACTCGCGGCCAAAGCTTTGATAACCGCGGCCCCAGCGGGCGCCGCCTGAATAGCTTGCTGAACCGCGGACTCCTGCTGCCTCCCGTCGCGAACGGCCTGTACTTCTTCCGGAGATCGGAGCATGGATTCCGGGATCCCATTGATCCTCGCAAGTCGAGGAATGGCTTCATCCAGGTTGAAATGGTCGAGTCCACTCGGATCACCCGTCAGGGCCGACATCTCAGCGGTCTGCTGCCACGACCGGAGAAACCCCGCCGCCTCCGAGGCATCCTGAGCCCGGTTCAGCGGCGACTGAAACCGGATCTTGTACCGCCCTCGAACCTGGCCAAATACTTCCGGGCGATCTGGAAGGATCCCGGGAAACTGCGAAAGCACGTCAAGCTCCCTGGAAAGAAGCGGGCCGAGGTACTCCGTTTGTTGCCCCGCTAAAATCGGGTACAAGAAGGCGACTTTCTCCGCTTTCCTCTCCAGAACCTCCGTCGCCGTCATTCCGGGCCTATCGAGGAGTATTTCAAAAAGGTCCAAGTTATAGGCCGACCGAATGCTGTTCCTATCATCCTCCATCATTTCTCGAGAGGCCTGGACGTCGCCGAATTTCAGGGGCTGGACAAGAAGTTTCCCCTCCTTGTTCACCCCCCGCCAGATAATCGTCCCGGGCTTGAATGACGGCGCATCAAAGGCATCGTCATCTGGAGCGGCCACAGGCGGGTCCAGAGCCCGGTGGATCTGCTTGATGTGCGCCTTCTTGACCTCGTTCAGCGTTTTTACGTCAGGGAGTGTTTGCTCCCCCGGCCCTCCTCGCCCAAAAACCTCACCGGCTCCTCGCGCGTACCTCGAAACGATATAGGGCATGGAAACATGCCCCCCCTCCCACATGGTCTCTTTGCAATCATGAGAAATATACGCCGCCTCGAAGAGCATCCCCCGATAATCCGCCCGTCTCGAGACTCGGTCGGTGTTAGGGCCTACGTAATGCAGCACCGACCATTCCTTATCCGGCTTCTTCTCCAGGGATTCTTTAATTTTCTCCGGAAGGCGCCACCCTGAGAACTCTGCTCGCTGAGCCAGCTGCCGCGTCGTCTGGGAGAACTTCCTCCACACGCGGTCCACGTCCCCCTCGCTGTTCTCGTCCAGAGTAACCTCGGCCAGATGAATTGCCCGGTACCTCAGCCCCGGCGATGTCATGCTCGCGGTGACGTGCATTACCCCCGTGCTATAGGCCAGCAGATTCTTCCACACGATTTGCTGCTGACTGATGAAATTTGTTCCGGGGGCGAGCCTGCTATTTCGAAGTCGCCGATTCACTTCTTCAAAGTAAAGCAGCGCGTCCCGGTCCTGCGAGAGCTCCGGATTATCCGTTTCCAGGAAATGCCACACTTCATTGAGGGGGACGAGCAGGGAATCTAGCACCGCCACCCCGCGATTAAGGGATTTGATCCCGGTGGAATCAAAAACCTCCTGCATTCGCTTCTCGCCCCGAGCCACTTGCCCGCTTCCAAAAGAGCCGAAATAAGGCGCATTGACGGGGTCTATTCTCAGGGCAATTTCGTACCAATGCTGCATCCAGTTTCCCTTGGAGGCCTGAAGTGCCTCAAACTCCCGGATGATATCCGCGGCCCGAGAGCGCACGTGGTAGCTCATGCTACACCCCGAGCGTTCGAGACGTTGTAGGCGCGGGTTGCCCCCGGAGTCCGTCTCCCCCTGTCAGGATATTCGCCGACCTTCCCCTGGCCCTTCTCTCCGCCAGCCTAGCCCGCGCCAGATCCTGGGCCACGGCTGGGTCCGTCGCGGGATTCGGCGGAGGGGGAGGCGGTAGTGGCGGGGGCAGCGGCGGAGGCGCCGCGGGGCGAGAAAACAACCCAGACATGTTGCTGACCTCCAAAAGCGGATGCAAGAAAAGCTAAGCATACAATTGCGCGTCGAAAATCGCAACGGGGCCCCTTCTTGCTTTCACGGAATAAGCTGATAATCGAGATCGCGAATGGTGTCCTCTCTCCGCACCCTTCTCCCCTTTGAGTCCAGTCTGGCGACGAACTTGTAAAACGTCATGGCCAGTGCATCCGCCTTATCCGGCGAGGGAACTCCCCGGGCTTTAAGCTGTTTCTTCGACTCCAGTTTCTCGACCGTGTCCGCCCGCCCCGTCTTGAGCTTTCGCGGAGTCGCGAGCTGAGTCAGGAGTCCATCCTCATCAGGTAGCTCTGCCCCGGGCAACCAGCCTCGTACCCCGGCCCACATTTCTGTTCGTCGATCGGCGAACCTTTCCGGAAGGTCTGCCCGCTCCCCAAATAGCACCTCGACGATCTTGTACTTCATGTCTCTCAAAATATCAATCACCCCAGTTCCATTTCCCGAGTCGATGAACGTCGCGTCTGGCTGCTCCTCGTCGATAAGCGACGCTACCCAGTTTGCCAGGGGCACGTTATCCGTGAAAATTCGCGTCTGGAATCGCGCGTGCCTCCCCTCCCGGATACACGCCGCCGTATTTCCTCCTCGAGGAGCAGGATCCACCGCCAAAATCTTTGGCGCGAACTTATCGAACGGAATTCTCCGGCACTGTGCGGCCTTGACCACCTCCGGTGGGATAAAAGCCTCTTCACAGGCCATCGGGGGCAACCCCGTTATCCGGACTCGAACCCGATCATGGTTCTCCCCGAGCTTTGCCACCATTTCGTGCATGGGCTCGTGATCCAGCCCTTCCACGTCCCGGGCATCAATGTGCCGCGTGCTCCACCTTTCGTTTTCCGACCCATAAAAAACGTCGTAGAACTCCCCCTCGTTCCGCGTGAAATTCGAAAACATGAAAAAAAATCGCGAGTCCGTTCGCTCCGTGAAAGAACCCGGATCAATTGACCGGTGGATGATCTTGGGCACCCCCGAAGCTTCATCCAGAATCCAGGCCACACCGATGTGGTTGTGCGTCCCTTGAAATGCCTCAGGATTATTAATGCTCCAGAGGTGGCCCCTCACGAAATACCCTCGAGAATCTATTCCGAGCTGGTCCTTGAGTAGCTTCTCGAACCACGCGGCAGGGGTCACCGTCAGCCCTTCCATCTTGAACCAGTGGCTGTTGAGCGCGAGTGAGGTCCATTTTGAAATTTCAGCGAAGGTCTTATACCGGAGCTGGTCCTCGCTGTTCGCCGCTATGTTCACGCACCCGCCCAAGCGAGTAGACAGGAACCAATGAGCAATCCACGCTACCAGGGCCGATTTGCCGACCCCGTGCCCCGATGCCGTTGCATCCCTCAGGACTCGGGGAACTAATTTCAGCCGTTTCCGGGACTCATTCTCTAGTACGTGGCTCCGAAGGCCATTCAAAAAGTCCCGCTGCCATTTGCGCGGTCCGTCGCTCTGCTGCAAAGGCGTGTTCGCCATTCCCCACGGGTATGCATTGATCACGAAGGCTTCAGGATCCAGCCGAAACGATAATATTTTTTCAATTAATTCTTGCTCTGGATTCACAGAAATACTCCCTAAAATTTTTTCAAATTCTAGAGGAAATGCGGGGGTAGCCCTTGCTGGCCCGCGAAGGGCCCGCCGATGCCCCCCTCCCCCCACCCCCCC